AAGTTTGAAATTTAAAGAATATCTTGAGAAAAAGTTTGATAAATACAACTTACCTTATCGTTTTATAGAAGTAAATTTCAGATACGGTTTGAAAGATCAACCTGAAGAAGAAAAAGAATTAATTCACGGATGGTTTGTTCAACATCATCCAGTCGAAAAACCTATCTTGGACAAAGAAGGTAAGCCTACGGGTAAGACTTATTTTGAAAAATACCTCGGAATGGGACTTTATCCTAGTATTCTTAAAGAATTATTTGAGCAAAGATCAATTATGAAAAAGAAGATGGAATATTACGAAGTTCCCAAAGAATTTTTAAGTACTCTTAAAATTTCAGATTTAGAAAAATTATCTTCATCTGAACAATATTTGGCTGTTAAACAAGCTTTAGAAAAAGAAAAAGCTAAAAGACAAGCCGATTATGAAAAACATCAAAAGAAATTTTACAAATACAAACTAGATGGAATGAAAACCCTCGAAAATTTCTTCGAAAAAGAGTGGTTTGTGAGTACGGATTCTTCTGAATCTATGCAAGATAGTAAAGTTTCACCAGAAAAACGAACTGTTAAAGAAAATATTGGTATATTTTACGAAGATATTTGTTTTCAGTTTGTTTATTGGAATATTAAACAGCTAGCTCTGAAAGTTTTTATGAATACATTTTATGGAGAATGCGGTAATAGTCAAAGTGCCTTTTTCTTACCTCATGTAGCTGGGGGGACAACAACTTATGGTCAGAGAACTATTAAATTAGTTAAAAAATATGTTGAGGAAGTTAAAAAATGTGATGTAAAATATGGCGACACTGATTCAGTTTATCCTTCGCCACCAGATAATTATTTTAAAGAAGTTGATGAGTTATATGAGTCGGGTAAAATTACTAAAATCGAATATTGGACAAAAATGATTGAGATGACTATGGAATTTTTAGATGTTTTGTCCGAAGAAGTAGGGGATTTGCTTTACAAAGACAATGGAACGCGATTTTTGAAAATGGCTTATGAAGAAGTTTTATTTCCTTATGCTTTTGTTGGTAAAAAGAAATATATCGGAATCCAACATCAGGGTATTGTTAATCTAAGTGCTTGTTTATCAAGTTGCACTTTGACGGAATTTATGAATTCTAAATCTCTATTTATTAGAGGTCTGGAGATTAAGAAAAGAGGTGCTTCTAAATTTTTGAAGTTGATTTGTTTCGAAATTATTAAAGAAACTTTTTGCATTGATTCGCAAACCACTCTAAAAGAAATTGTCGAAAATAAACTCAAAGAAGTTTCCGCTAAAACTTGGGATCCAGAATTATTTGTAAAATCCGCCAGATATAAATTACCCGGAAAAAACTTGGAAACTGGTAAAGATAAACCGGGAAATATTACTGTTAAAACATTTGCTCAAAGAATGAAAGATGTTGAAGCAAATCACCGAGAGTTAGGTATTAGATGTCCGGAATTAGGTGAAAGATTTAATTATGTCATAACTAGAAAATATCCTTGGGAATTTGATTTACGCGGTCGTAAAAAAACAATTAAAGTCGGAGATAAATATGAATATTTCGAATCTTTGAAAAATGAAGCTTATCAAAATTTACTAGATCAAAAATTAGAAGTGGATATTGATCATTATATGTTAAATGAGGTTATCGGTCAGCTGGCGCGACTTTTGATTTATCACCCAGAATATGATAAATTTTTCACGGAAGATATTTATCAGGATGATGAAGCTTACAAACTAGCTGATAAGAAAGCTCACGGTTATGCCAAGAAACGACTTCAAGATATGTATAAAAAAAATTATGCCGCGATTTATACTCCCAAAGGTAATATTTACAAAAACTTATTTAAATCAACTAATAAAGTTTTGAATGTAGCTTTGGAAAATAAATATAGATCTTCTAGTGTTTTGTTTACAGTGACTAACTCTTTAACAACAAGTACTGGTGTTAAAGTGCTCAATGGTACTGAGGATGATTTAGATTTTGGTAATTATAAAATTAATTTTGATGATATTCATATGAAAAAAAGAGCTAAAGAAAAAATATTAGCGCTGGCTCAGAAAAATAGTGAAAAAGAAGCTATTAGTCAAATAGATAGTGTCATTACCGAGATTATCAAAGAACATAAATTAACCCCTTTCAATTTATATAAATATTATGTTTCCTCAGAAAATGCTATTTGCAAAATTAGAAGAACTGTTCTTAATAAAGAATTAGCTAGTTTAGTTAAAGAATTAGATAAAATTCTGCCAAAATTTCTGAAAATTTGTGCTCATAATAATTTAATTCTCGAGGATCTAGTTGAACAGATCAAAACAGATAATAAACTAGAAGCTTTCGGAAATATTCCTATTCAAAATACTTTTGGTGGAGACAAAGAACAAATCGAACTTGCTTTACCGACCACGGAATATGATATTAATTATGATAAACTGGATGGTATTTTAGAAACCAAATATGGATTCAAAAATTGGCAATCAGAGGAAATTTTTGAAAAAATCGAAGATGGTGAAGAACCAAAAATTATGTTCAATCTTGACGAAGAATTAGACGAAAATCAGATGTTGATGAATCAAATATATTATTTATACACTGCTATTTCCTCAGTTTATTTGTCTTTAGCAGAGATTGATTTGATCAAAGTTAAATTAGAATATCTCAAAGCTAAAAGTGTTAACCACATAGTTAAACCCCCAGAACTTACCAAGAAAAATTCTAGAAACCCTTTTAATTTAGCAGCAATACCTCAAAAAGATGCTTTTGCTGAATGGATCAAACAATCTACATTTTCACTGAAAAATAATCTCATTTGAGAAGATTTTGCACAAATCTTGCAATTAATATTTTTTTGTATAATAAAATTATGTGAATATAATATATTTGAATTTATATTTTATTTTGATTGATAATATATATCAAAATGACGATCCCGACATGGGTAATTATTTTAGTTTTGGTAATTCTAGTTTTAGCTTTTAGTAATCAAATTATTTATCTCTTAAAATCAGCTAAAACAACTATTGTGTCTTTGGTGACAGGTAAAGATCCTCAAGCTGTTCAGATGGAAGAGGATGATATGATTATGGATGAAGATAATCTGTATAGAGAAAGATTAGCCAATGATCCTAAAGCTAATTCTGTGACTACTTATCAACCAGCTGCTTCCGATAGTTTAATGGCTTTGGGATATTCTGGAGGTTTGCCTTGGGATGAGGTTATTCAAGTCTCCGAATTAGATCCCTCAACTTTTATTAATCATGGGGAGTTTGTAAAAGATGTTCGTAGATTTTCTAGCGGTGCTAACTTTACTTCAGTTACTGATGATAATACCAATTTGGATTTTACAAATTTTGTTGGATTACGTCGGCCGGAAGCACGCCCAGGCATGATTGGCCCTGGTGCACGACAGATTCCAGACATTGATGAAACAGTACTAACCAGAAACAAGGTTTTCAGGTGGAATTCGAGCTCATAGTCTGGCCTATTTTTCATCTTTTATTGATACAGAAACCCTTTTCTTATTATTTTTTTAGAAGTATTGATCTTTAAAAAAATAAGAAATAATAGAATTAAATCGATGTAAAAATTCTTTTTTAATTTATTTAATATTTATATTATTTAATTCCTCAGTGATTTCATACATACATTCATCAAAATTAAGATTGGCATATTTTCCAAATAATTCAAGAGCTTTCATATCATAAACAATAGCCGCTTCCATTTCATCTTTGTATTGTCCCAGATAAAAATTCTGAGTACCTTTGCGAACAGAAGCTTGCCATTTTTGATCATTTTTGGCCCAACAAACGCCTTTATATTTACTACTGGTTTTTCTAATTTTGCTTTTTGGTAGATTGTACATATTTTCCGAATGGCTTACCCATCTTAAATTAGAAATATGATTATCAGTTTTAATACCGTTGATATGATCAACAAGAGGTCTGCTCTCTGGATTAGGAATAAAAGCTTCGGCTACTAATATATGAACATTTATCGGTTTGTTGCCATTTTTATTAGTTAATTTGACTTTGATATATCCTTGAGCATTTTTAGTTCCTTCTAAAAATTTAAATGTTTTCCAACTATAAACACGTCCGTCTTCATATATAGAATAATCAGGATATTTTGTAATATTTTTTCTTCTGATATTATCATTGGGATCATATCTTTTAACCTCTTTTTTAATTTTATTGACGATTATATTAGTTATTTCCGGATTTTCTACCCCATTTTCATCAAAGTTTGTACGGGCATATCCTCCATGTAATTCTCTTGCTTTTTTATCATAAGCTAAAGCAGCTTCTATTTCAGTTTTAAAAATACCAATATATTGACTTTCTCTTTGATGTCTGATTTCAACAGCCCAACTTTTATTATCGCCATGTTTATGCACACCTCGATATCTACTGCTTTTATTATTAATTTTTCTACTGTTTGAATTGTTTTGAGCTCGTGTAACCCATCTTAAATTTTCTACTCTATTATCGTCTTTAATACCATTAATATGATCAACAAGAGGTTTATTATCGGGATTAGGAATAAATATTTTGGCAATGAGTTTATGAATATGATAATTTTTTGAACCATTTTCATTAGACAAAACGACTTTAGTATATCCAGCTGGTAGTTTGGTCGCTTTCATATTCATATCTAACTTAATATTAAAAATAATTCCATTTCTAGAAATAAGATAATTTGGGTAATCAGGAATTTCTACAAACTCCTCAGAATCTGTGAATTCTTTACATTCTTCCATTCACTTTTTATGCTCATATATTTTAGCATTCAATTTTTGTGCGTCATAATTCTGTAATTCACTGAGAATTTCTAAAATAAATACCATATTAGGTTGTAAAATTTTGGGATCTATATTTAATCTTCCTCCTAATAAAGTAAAATATTCTTTTATCTCAAGTGAATCAATAGAATATTTATACATACTCGTTCGGAACCATGTATTATCTCCATAATTATTAACATTAGTCTCGGATAAGTTCTCCAAATAATTTTCACTACATTCTTCTCCCAGATATTGATTATATTCCTGAATAGCCTCATCGGAAGATCCGACGTAATATTCTTTTTCCGGAATCAATAAATATTTTTCACTATCATTTTTGTTAATGATATAATTCATTTTGGAAAAAATCTTCAAGGGATGCGAGTCATTATTCATGTTTAAAATAATACTATTTAAATCTAAATCAATGTCTAATAAAACAGAATCTATAATGTTTTTAGGAACAGAAGAAAAAGTTTTTTTCAAATAATTTAGATTTCGTATTATTATTTCAGAGGAAAATATGAAAAGAGTATTATCTATGTATCTAAGACCAACTTCATCGTGATATTTTATAATATATTCAAGTTTTTTCATATCATTCTTCGAAGATTTCATGAGATCAGCTAGGAAAATATTATATTTGAAGGGAATTTGCAAGTACTTATTGGAATAATAGTAAATATCATAATAATCTCGTAAAATAAAGCTATTTCTGATTAAAGGGTTGGAAGTTAGAAATGGTAAAACAAATTTAAATGACTCCAAATATTTTTTTAATTGAGACGATTCAATCCAAATTTCAGATTTGCCAATTTTATATAATAAATCTCGGCAACATTTCATCAAAGAAGTCAAATCTTCTTGATCTAAAAATTTAATAATTTCGCTCAAAATATTTAGATGAAAAATTTCTTTAGTTGTCATTTTTGTACACAAATCTCTATGTAAAATATTTATAAAGATAGATAAATATAAAAAATAATTTTCAATTTTATATTCGATGATATTTAGATCCGATAGTTTCAAATATTTCTAAAATGAGTTTAATGTTATATGATAGTAAATTGGGATCTAAATCTAATCTTCCACCCAATAAAGTAAAATATTCTTTTATTTTATCAATGTCTAAGGTATAATCAAGACAAAATTCCAAAAAGGGATTCGAAATATTTCCATATTTGTCAGGAGCTTGATCAGACATATTCTCGAGATAATTTTGTTTAATTCTTCTTTCGGAATATTGGTAGTATTCTTCTTTAGCTTCTTTAGTAGAACCAATATAAAATCCTTTTTTACAGGGCAAGATGAGCTGTTTAG